CTATGGGCGGTGGAGGTGGAGGTGCCTCAACTAACGTAGGCCAACGAGGATCAGATGCTTCCTTTTCGTCAGGTGGTTCTGGAGGTGCTGGAAAAAGTAGTTCTATCACAGGAAGTGCTGTCGTGTATGGCGGTGGAGGTGGTGGAGGTGTTAATGCTGGAAATGCTGGTGTTGCACAAGCAAATCAAGGTGGTGGTTTTGGTGCAGGGCCAAATCTGTCTGATAATCCAACTCTTGCTCTTGCAAATCGTGGAGGTGGAGGTGGTGGTTTAAGGCCAGGCATAACATCAGGTCAATTTTCAACATATCCAGATCAAGTTGCAAATGCAGCTGGTGGTGATGGTGTTATTATTGTTAAATATACAACCTCTGACGCAAGTGGAATGACTGTTTCTGGAGGAACAACAAGCACATCTGGTAGTTCGACTATACATACATTTAACTCAACAGGAACATTTAGTATACAAGCAACAAGCTCTGTTTCTCTTGCCGTAACTGTCCTTGTAGTTGGTGCAGGAGGCGGTGGAGGTGCTGGTGGTGGAGGTGGTGGACAAGTATCTGCTGATACAAGTTTTACACTCTCAACATAAAGTATTATAAATAGACAAAAGACTTAGGAAGAACTCATGGCAGTTGGTACAAAATTTGGAAGTTTAGCAGTTGCAAACACACTTGGTCAGTTTCGTACAGACCATAATGCACTTGCAGAGGAATTAAGTTTTCTTGCAAATACGACTGGCGTAAATCACGCAACAACTCGTATTATGTCTATTAAGAAAACTGCAAACGTGGCTGCAAACGTCACAGTTACAGGTGCGTTAAACACTTATGGTGGAGCAGTTTCTGCTCATACAAGTGCAAACACACGATTTCTTGGTAACGATATTCTTATTGAAGCAAATACCAAATTCTCAGGTGGTACAGTTTCTATTGGAGGTGCAACTCTTACAGCAACTATTGCACTTGCAAACACAAATGCTGGTGTTGCACTTATAAACACCAATCTCACAGGAACAAATACTGCATTAAGAACTTTAATTAATGATAGGGCACAGGTTGCTAATGTTGCAGCTTTGGCTGCACTTGGTAATACTAATGCACGAATAGCACTTAATGCTACAGGACTTACAGGAACAAATACTGCATTGAGATTACTTATTGCAGATCGTATGCAAGTTGCAAATGCAGCTCCAAAATCAAATCCTGTCTTTACAGGTTCAGTTGGTATTGGTAATTCATCTCCAGCTGCAAATCTTCATGTTCAAGGAACATTTATTGCAGCTCAAGGTATGCCAATTCGTAAGGCGGGTGGAAACAATATAACACTTGCACTAACTGACAATGGTAAACTTATTCGGTGCATTAATACTGCAAGTGCTGTTAATATTCACATACCAGCATATGCAACTGTCGGTATGCCATTAGGTTCTGAAATATCATTTGTTAATGAACTTACTCATGCATCTGCAAACTCACTTGGATTTTCCAATGCAGCTGGTGTTACACTTCTTTCAAAAGAATCTGCAAATACAGTTGCAGACCGATATACTTCTGCCACTCTCAAAAAGGTGGATACAAACACATGGCTCCTTATCGGTAATTTATCGTAGGAATTTAAAATGGTTCTCGTCACAGGTTTTGGAAAGTTTGGTATTCTCTCTCAGGCAGGAGCTGCAGCTACTGTAGATGGGCCAAGTACGATTCAAATATCAACTTTTAATGCTACTAACAATTGGTTATGCCCTACAGGCGTTACTTCAATTGACTATCTCATTGTTGGTGGTGGCGGTGGTGGTGGAACTAATCGTGGTGGAGGAGGCGGTGCAGGAGGATTTCGTGTAGGTACAGGACAATCCGTAAGTGCTGGTACAACATACACAATGACAATTGGTGGTGGAGGAGCTGGAAACGGCCCACAAAGTGGAGCTGCTGGTGATACAGGAAGTAATTCTTCCATAGGAAGTCCTGTTTCTCTTACATCTGCTGGTGGTGGTTTTGGTAGAGGAGGCCCTAACACTGGCGCTGGTGGAGATGGTGGTTCTGGTGGAGGTGGAGCACAAAGTCCATCTTCAGGAGGGGCAGGCGGTTCTGGAAATACTCCTTCAGTAAGTCCATCTCAAGGAAACAATGGAGGAGCTGGCGGAACAAATCCCGGCAATATAGGAGGTGCAGGAGGCGGTGGAGGTGCTGGTGCTGTTGGTTCAGCTGGAAGTAATTCTAATAATGGTGCAGGCGGAGCTGGTGGTAACGGAACAGCTTCTACAATCTCAGGTTCATCCGTCACATATGCTGGTGGTGGTGGAGGTGGTGGTTTCAATTCTGGCCCTGCTAGTGGAGGCTCTGGTGGTGGAGGAACAGGAACAGGGAATGATTCTACAGCAGGCGCAGGAACAGCCAACCTAGGCGGTGGAGGTGGCGGTGGTGGAGGAATTACTACTGGCGCATTAGGAAATAGTGGCGGTTCTGGAGTCATTATTATAAAATACACAGTAGCAAGTGTTGGTTCAGTTACATCATTTGCAGGAAGTGGTACTTATACAGTTCCAGCAGGAGTTTCTTCAATTGATTATCTTGTTGTTGCTGGCGGTGGTGGAGGTGGTGGAGCCTTTGCTGGTGGTGGCGGTGCAGGAGGATTTCGTGTTGGTACAGGTCAGTCCGTAACTGCTGGAGATGATTTAACAATTACTGTCGGTGCAGGGGGAATAAATGGTTCAGGATACACAACATCAGGCGACCCAAATGGTGAGACAACAACAGGTGGTGATGGTGGAGATTCTTCTATAGGAAGTCCTGTTTCGATAACCTCTACAGGTGGTGGAGGTGGAGGTCGAGGATATCCGAATCCAGGCCAATCAGGTCGTAATGGTGGTTCTGGTGGTGGTGCAGGAGGTGGTTCTCCTTTAACAGTAGGAAATGGAAATACACCAAGTACTTCTCCAAGTCAAGGTAATAATGGTGGTTTAGGAAATTACGCTGCTGATTATTTTGGTGGAGGTGGCGGTGGTGGTGCAAATGCCGCTGGTTCTAATATTGGAACAAATAACGTAGGTGGAAACGGTGGTGCAGGAACAGCTTCTACAATTACAGGTTCATCTGTCACATATGCTGGTGGAGGTGGTGGTGGACACTATAATCCAGGCACTCCAGCTGCAGCTGGGTCAGGTGGTGCAGGAGGTGGTGGTGCAGGAAATAACGGAACTCCGAATGGTGCAACTGCTGGTGTCACAGGTACAGCCTCAACAGGAGGAGGCGGTGGAGGAGGTGGCGGAGCTAACCCTGGCGTAGGCTCTAATGGAGGTTCTGGAGGTTCTGGAATTGTTGTTATAAAAATAGTATAAGGTGAGATTATGAAAGACACAAGTTTAAAAAGTGTACAAAAAATTTATAGATTATATGGTATTGATACTGCAATGGAACTTTTGCGACCAAAGGCAAAATGGGAAATCACAAACGATAGATTTACTCGTTGGGAAGATGAAAGACCTTGCCCAACAATGGAAGAAGTTTATGATGTTATGGAGAAAGCAAAGGCTTTTGAGGACACCATAAATACTATATGGAAAGACGAACAATACAAAGAAGTATTGGATTTTAATAAAATGATAGAGGATGCTGGAATGGTGAAAAATAATGACAAGCTTAAACAATGAAGTTGATGTTGTAAGTACTTTATCTTCTGGAATACGAGTTTCAGAAACTCTTGAGGTTTTTAATTTATTTCCAATCCCTGTTGGTAGTTTTAGATTAAAAAGAAAGCTTACAAAATCAGAATTTAAGTTTATTAAAAGTTTGAATAAAAAGTCAAATGTAGGAAATCACTCAACTAAATACACTTATATTTTAAATGATAAAAGATTAAAAAAGTTAAAAGAGTTTCTTTCTGTATGTGTGAATGAGTATGCAAGTAGAATTATGAGTATGAGTAGTGGAACAGACCTTTACATTACTCAATCTTGGGCAAATTTTACAAAGACAGGTGAATATCATCACAAACATGAGCATCCTAATTCAATAGTATCAGGAGTGTTTTATGTTAAGACAGATGCAGAAGCAGACAAAATATATTTTGAAAGAAATGAATATAAACAAATAAAACCAGAGGTAAGTGAGTTTAACGTATATAATAGTGACTCATGGTGGTATCAAGTGCAAGAAGGACAGCTTGTTTTATTTCCTTCTTCTTTATCACACAGAGTTGAAACGATAGAAAAAGAAGGACACGAAAGAATAAGTCTTTCATTTAATACGTTTCCAAAAGGAAACTTGGGAATAAGAGATAATTTAACAGAATGTATTCTTGAAGAAACAATACATAATGTAAAATAAGGAGTAGTGCATTGGCACATTTTGCAAAATTAGAAACTGTAAATGGTGTTGCAAACACAGTTACACAAGTTATTGTAGTAAATAATAGAGATACAGCAGATGCAAGTGGAACTGAAGTAGAATCCATTGGACAAGCACATTGTCAAAAAATTCTTGGCGGAACATGGGTTCAAACTTCTTATAATAATAATTTTAGAGTAAGATACGCTGGTAAAGGAATGGTTTATCTTGGTGGAAACAGTTCAGACACTTGCAATGGTTTTATCTCATGGCCAAAACCTCATGCATCATGGCATCTTCATGCAAACACTTTAGTTTGGACTGCACCATCTCCAGCACCAGCTGCAAATGCAACGCATAGGTATGTTTGGGATGAAGATAATGGTCAATGGAACGCAGCTGAAACTAATCCATAAAATTTAAGAGGACTTAAATGAAAAAATTAATTACGTTATTACTATGTTTGTTACCTTTCTCTGCGTTTGCAGAAGAGGAGAAAAAAAGTTTTTTTGGTGCTGACCTAGATGTTTCAATTGGAGTTTCTTCCGATTACATCTTTCGTGGGTATAACCAAAATGGAGGGCATCTCGCAGTTAGTGGAGGTGCAGAAGCATCAGGTCGAGTTGGTGTTGTCGAAGTCTTTGGAGGAGTTTGGGCTTCTCAAGTAGACTATGATGATGACACAACTTATGAATACGACTTGTATGGTGGTGGAAGTATTGCCATCACAGACAATATATACATTGAAGGTATCTTTACTCGATATGCATATGATGGAACAGTTCTATCAGATGTTGATGAAGTTGAAGGCACATTAAGTGTGTATGGACTTTATGGAAATTATGCTGTAAACATTAATAACACAGACGAAGATTTCTATAAGTTTGGATACAAGTTAGACATTGATCTTGGTGCAATTGATTTACTCAAAGATGTTACACTTGGCATTGAATATGGAAAGTCATGGAACGCAGAAGAGTATCAAGCAGTTACTCTTGAAAAACAAGTCGGCAACTTTATTGTCGGTGGTAACATTGGAACAAAAGCTCAAGCTATAAACATAACATATGAATTTTAATTGATTGGAGACTATAAGATGATAGGTGTTGGAGAAATATTTCCCGAATTTACAAGTAATGGTGTGAATGGTAAAAATGAAATGGTTGAGGTCAATGACCTTAATGATGGTTGGAATGTCTATTACTTTTATCCTAAAGATTTTACTTTTATTTGTCCTACAGAAATAATGGAGATGGACAGGCTCGTTGATGAGGGAGTCAATGTCTTTGGATTTAGTGGAGATAATGAGTTTTGTAAATTAAATTGGAAACAGAATAATGACCTTATCAAAAATATTCGACATACTCTGGTTGCAGATTGTGGGCTTAAACTTTCTTCTGATCTTGGAATTGTTGACGCAAACGAAGGTGTCTGTCTAAGGGCAACCTTTATTGTCGATCCAGAAAATATCATTCAATCCGTAACAGTCAATGCTCTTGATACAGGAAGAAATGTAGATGAGACAATTCGTACTCTCAAAGCACTTCAAGCAGGAGGACTTACAGGGTGTGGTTGGACAGAAGGTGAAGATTTCGTAGCATAGTGAATTGTATATAATTCTTTCTTATAAATAGGAGAACAGAGGTGTACAACAAAGGGTCTATTCATGGCTGTTCCAACTACAAGAGAATCTTTCAAAACTTATTGTCTTAGACGACTCGGAGAGCCTGTCGTAGATGTCAATGTTGATGACGATCAGGTGGAAGATAGAATTGATGATGCTCTTGCATTTTATAGAGATTATCACTATGATGGCACAGAACGTGTCCTGATTCAGCATCAAGTAACTGCAACAGATAAAACAAACAAATATATTTCAACAAATGATAATATTATCGGTGTTGTTAATGTTTTATCCTTTCACGACACAAACAGTTCATCAGCTCTTTTCTCTGTTCGATATCAAATACATTTAAATGATCTTTTTGATTTATCAAACACATCTCTTATTCCGTATTATACTGCAATAAGGCATATTGAAACACTACAAGAAGTTCTTGTTGGTAATCCTATCATTAGATGGAATCGTCATGTTGACAAACTTCATATTGATATGGATTGGGATGAAGTTGCCGAAGATGAGTATATTGTTATAGATTGCTATCGTCAAATAGATGAAGATACGTATTCAAGTGTTTGGAAAGATCGTTGGCTACAAAAGTACGCAACTCAATTAATTAAACAACAATGGGGTTCAAATCTTACGAAGTTTGAAGGAGTTCAGCTGCCTGGCGGTTTAACTTTTAATGGTGCAAAAATCTTTGATGATGCATCAGCAGAGTTACAAAAACTTGAAGAAGAAATGAATAGTGGATATAGTCTACCTGTTGCAGATATGACAGGTTAATAATGTGGCTACAAATAAGTACTTTCCCAACTTCAACTATGCAAGAGAACAAGACCTCGTAGAAGATTTAGTTATTGAATCTATCAAGATACATGGTATTGAGTGTCGTTATCTTCCTCGCACAATTGTCAAAAATGATAATCTCTATGGAGAGGATATTCTCTCTAGTTTTGATTCTTCAGCTGAACTTGAAATGTATGTCAAGAATGTCGAAGGATTTGAAGGAGAGGGAGATTTTCTTTCAAAGTTTAATCTTGAAATAAGAGATGAGCTTACTCTCACTGTTGCAAAGAAAAGATTTGAGCAAATCAAAACAGAAAAGATTACAACAGAAGTAGGATATAACCTTCTTCAAGAAAGTGCAAACACAACTGTTGCAAGTCGTCAGTATATATCAAGTGGAACTGCAAACACAGATTCAATTATTCTTGAGGGATATGATGATTACACGATTAGTAGTGAGAGGCCAATGGAAGGTGATCTTATTTTCTTTCCATTAAACAGTAAATTGTTTGAAATTAAACACGTTGAGCATGAAGCACTTTTTTATCAGACAGGTCGTCTGCAAACGTATGACCTCAAGTGTGAACTCTTTAAATATAGTGATGAAAGACTTGATACAGGAAATACAGAGATTGATGCAATTGAAACTTCCTTCTCAAGAGATGCTCTTCAATATCAAGTTCAACTCGAAGATGGCAATAATATGCTATACGAAGATGGTGACTCAGTTATACAAGAATTTAGACTTGAATCAACTGATGCAGCTGCAAATAATGAGTTCTTTACTGCACAGGCAGATAGCATTATAGATTTCTCAGAAGTTAATCCGTTTAGTGAAGTGGATAGGTACTAATGTTTGGAGCTCAATACTATAATCAAATAGTTCGTAAATATATTATTGGATTTGGAAATCTTTTCAATGATATTGTCGTTCAGAGACTTAATTCCGCAGGAGTTCGAGTTCAGTCAATTGCAGTTCCAATTGCATACGGCCCTAAAGAAAAGTTTATTGTTCGTCTTGCACAAGACTCAAATCTTGAAAAAGAGGTAATGATACAGCTTCCAAGAATGGGATTTGAGATCACAGGAATGTCATATGCAGGGCAAAGAAAACTTTCTTCAACACTAAAAAATGTAAGATACGATACATCAGACGACAATCGTTTGAGATCACAATTTGTTCCTGTTCCTTATGACATACAAGTTTTATTGTCAATCTTTGTAAAAAATGCAGATGATGGAACGCAGATACTTGAGCAAATTGTTCCATATTTCAGACCAGAGTTTACTACAAACATAAAATTAGTTCCAAGCATGAACATTGTTATGGATACTCCAATTGTTCTTAACTCTGTTAATATTGAAGATACGTATGAGGGAGACTTTTTAACACGAAGAGCTCTTATCTGGAATCTTGACTTTACCATACAGGGATATTTCTTTGGGCCTGTTTCAACTACAGGACTTATCAAGAGAACACAA